CGGCCTGGTGCTCCTTCAAAATCCCGATGATCTGCTCTTCGCTAAACCTGCTCTTGCGCATCGTCCGTCTCCTTCCTGAGGAACGGACTCTAACCGATAACCGGGGGCGTTTCAGGGGAGCAGGTCACTGCTCCAAGCGTTTTTCCGATTCACACCAACGCAATTGTGGCGCGCCGCCACTGCCATAGGTGTTACAGTTTAGTATTAACTGCATCGCAGAGAGCCCTTAAGGGAGATGGTACTTTCTAAATGACGAGCGATAAACAGTCCGATCGATTTGCCGGCGACAAATATCGCATTATCCCTTTGGAGATTGCCGATGCCGCCGTCCGACAGATTGCCGATTCCATTCGTCTGCAAGATCCCGCACAGACCACGTACCTCAAAGAGCGGCTTGCCCAAATTGGCGGTTGTTACAATCGGTGGCGCCGGCAAGAGGCGGAAACACAGAGCCGCCGAGAGCAACTCGACCACTTGCGTAGGCTACAGTCTGCCACCTCCAAGCTTACAGCTGAACTTGCGACGCTTGACGAGGATGCCAAGTTCCGCATTGGGCTTTGCCACCCGCCAAAGGGTGATGACGAATCCGCCGACCTCTCCTGGCGTTGGCAAGTAGTTGACCAACTATCGGCCGATCTGCTGCTGTTTAAGACGGCTACGAAGCGGGCGATCGCCGGCGCGTCCAAACGTGGCCCGCGCGTGGACGTGTCCTTGTATCTCCTCGTCGAGGCACTCAGCGATCTCTACAGCGAACTAACGGGCGAGTCTGTGACTCACAACCCATACGACAGAACCTTGTATAGGGGAACGCCTCAGTCCGTCGCGGGGCGTTTCATCCTGGCCGCGGCCAAAGCCATCGACAGCGGTATTCGATCCACCGCCGTCAACACTGCTGTAGGCGTTCTTGCCAAAGGCACGGTCGGTCAGAAGCCGCCAATCAAATAGTTTCGGCCTCGAATTCCAATAAACAATCTAAGTGCGCGCGGGGCCCGTGTTGCTAGGGTAATGGCCATTGATTGACCCCCTACCTCGGTCGCCAATGCGCCATCGGATCAGCTCCAGCAAACCAACACCCTCCGGTTATCATGCGAAGATCCGCGATCTCAAGGTCGTCGAGCGCCCGATCGACTCGATCAAACCCTTTGAGCGCAATCCCCGGACGCACGGCCGCAAACAGATCAGCCAGATCGCCGACAGCATCCGGCAGTTCGGCTTCACCAATCCGGTCCTGATCGATGCCGACGGCGGGATCATCGCCGGGCACGGTCGTGTTGCAGCCGCCAAGCTGCTCGGCATGGAGAGAGTGCCAACTATCCGCATCGACCACATGTCCGAAGCCGAGAAACGCGCCTATGTGCTGGCTGATAACAAACTGGCTGAAAACGCTGCCTGGGACCGTGGGCTGCTTGCACTCGAGTTGGCATACATCGCTGAGCTCGACCTTGGTTTCGATGTCACCATCACCGGCTTCGAGACCGTCGACATCGACCTGCTTATACGGGAGATGCAGACCGGCGGCCCCGACCCGGAGGCGGACCATGTGCCGTCGATCGATTCTGCGATTCCGGTGGTCAGTCAAACTGGCGACCTTTGGCATCTGGGCAATCATCGGTTGCTCTGCGGCGATGCCACCAAGGCCGATGCATATCTGCGCCTCTTGGCCGGTCGGAAAGCCCAGATGGCCTTCATCGATCCGCCCTACAATGTAGCCATCGACGGTCATGCTAGCGGTCTCGGCGCGATTCGCCATCGCGAGTTCCTCATGGCCTCCGGTGAGATGTCCGAGGCCGAGTTCATCGCCTTTCTCACCACCGCGCTTCGGCTCATGGCGATCAACAGCATCCGTGGCTCGATCCACTATGTATGCATGGACTGGCGTCACGCCTATGAGCTCCTGACCGCAGGCCAGGTCGCCTATACGGAGCTCAAGAACCTTTGCATTTGGAACAAGGACAACAGTGGCATGGGCTCCTTCTATCGTTCCAAGCACGAGCTGGTATTCGTGTTCAAGAGCGGCTCTGGCGCGCACATCAACAACTTCGAGCTCGGCCAAAACGGGCGATATCGGACAAACGTTTGGGATTATGCGGGCATCAATACGCTTAAGGAGGGCCGCCGCGAAGAACTGCAGATGCATCCGACCGTGAAGCCGGTTGCCATGGTGGCCGATGCGATCCTCGACTGCTCGCGCCGCGGCGGGATCGTCCTCGATAGCTTTGCGGGCAGCGGAACAACGCTGATCGCAGCCGAAAAGACCGGCCGCAAGGCCTATGCCATGGAGCTCGATCCCCATTATGTCGACACCGCGATCCGGCGCTGGCAGACTTTGACGGGCCTAGATGCCGTGCATGCTGAATCTGGCCGCACCTTCATATCCACGCAGGCTTCCAGTTGTCCCGACCGGTCCGCGCCCACTAAGGCGAACCGCCGGCGTTCAAAGAGTAAGCCTGCGATAGCGGAGAATCCCGATGGTCGGTGACTACGAGGTTGGCTATGGCAAGCCGTCAGCTCGCACCCGCTTTAGCAAGGGTCAATCGGGCAATCCCAAGGGTCGGCCCAAGGGCACCAAGAACCTGAAGACGGATCTGCTGGAAGAGCTGCAGGAGCAGATCCAGGTGCGCGAGGGCAACCGTGAGCGCCGGCTGAGCAAGCAGCGCGCCCTCTTGAAGAGCCTGACCGCGAAGGCGATCAAGGGCGATGCTCGTTCCGCCAACGTCGTCCTGAACCTGGTCATGCGCATGTTGGAGGATCAACCGCCCGCACCTGTAGATGAGGATCTTGCCGGCAACGACCAGGAACTTCTCGAAGCCTATTCCGCCCGCATCATCAAGGGCGCGAGCCATGGCGCCAGCTCAGAGCCAGCAGCGGCTAATGACGGCGACGAGCCGGCGGACGGAGAAGTGAGTTCAGCCGGTATGGGGGCCAGTCTTGTCAAACCATAAGGTGTTGCGGGCCATACTGCGCACTGACTTCGCAAGCTTCGTCCGCAAGTCCTTCCATACAGTCGCTCCGCACCAGACTTACCTAGACAACTGGCACGTTCAGCTCATCGCGTGGCAGCTACAGCAGGTCGCTGAAGGTCGGATCAAACGACTGCTGATTACTCTGCCGCCCCGGCATCTGAAATCGATCTGCGCCTCGGTCGCCTTTCCCGCCTGGATGCTCGGTCGGGACCCGTCCCGGCGCGTCGTCTGTGCCAGCTACTCGAATGAACTGACGGCCAAGCATGCGCGGGACTGCCGGGCCATTGTGGCGGCCGATTGGTATCGCGCCCTCTACCTCAGAACCCGGATCGACCCCGCCAAGGACGCCGAGCTCGAGTTCATGACCATGGACCGCGGCTTCCGCCTGGGGACCTCGGTCGGCGGCACGCTGACCGGCCGCGGCGGCAATCTCATCATCATCGACGATCCCATGAAGGCCGCCGATGCCATGTCCGAGGTCAAGCGCGAGGCCGTCACGCAATGGTACGACGGCACCCTCTATTCGCGTCTCGACAACAAGGCCGAGGATGCGATTGTCATCATCATGCAGCGGCTGCACGTCGACGATCTCGCCGGCCATGTGCTTAGACAGGAAGAATGGGTTCATATCAACATCCCCGCAATCGCCGAGGTGACGCAGACCTACAGCCTTAGCGAGGCGACCTCTTAGCTCCGAAAGGCCGGGGAGGTTCTACATGAAGCGCGCGAGTCGCGGGTGACCCTCGAGCTGTTACGCGAGAATCTCGGCACATATGACTTCAACGCACAGTACCAGCAATGCCCGATGCCATTGGGCGGAGGTCTCATCAAATGGGCGTGGTTCCAAGCCTACCGCGAACTGCCGTCCGCCGGCCCCAATGACGAAATCGTCCAGAGTTGGGATACGGCGTCGAAGGCGGAGGAGCTCAATGACTACTCGGTCTGCAGTACCTGGCTCATCAAGAACAAGCAATACTACTTGATCGACGTGCTACGAGCGCGCCTCGATTACCCCACGCTCAAGAAGCGCGTCATCGAGCATGCTCGCCAACACAACACCCGCACCGTCCTGATCGAGAATGCCGGCTCCGGGATTCAACTGCTGCAAGACCTGCATGCCACCAGCCATCTACGGCCGATCGGCATTCGACCCGAAGGCGACAAGATTACGCGCATGAGCGCACAGTCGGCCAAGATCGAGGCCGGCTACGTGCACATCCCAGTGCAAGCATCATGGCTGCCGGAGTTCCAGACTGAACTGCTACAGTTCCCCAATGGCCGGTACGACGATCAGGTCGATAGTCTGTCGCAGTTCCTCCGCTGGGCACACGAACACACCACCTTCGTGGGCGCTGTTTGGAGCCTGCCGAATCCGGACTCCTTGATGGGGATCAGGGGGTGAGCAGGCCCTGCTATTGCAGGGCAGGTTCGCAACATCAGCCCAGACGGCAACCCTCGCCAACAGCTAACGATAACGTGCCTAGCCATGCTGCAGCAGGGCCCAGCTAGGACTGGACTTCCCGGCCACGGCAAGCATTGCTGTTGGCTGGGAGAACACGCGATGGGCTTGCCTCCGGCCCACCGCCCGCCTCGACCGGTCCGCCGGCAGGGCTGTGGGCAGTGGAAGCGCTGCGATCGACGCGGCGCCGGATCGACTGGAGGTCACCATGCCGAAACTCTCCGACACCCACCTTGTCATTCTCTCTACCGCCGCCCAGCGCGATGTTGGCGCGGTCCAGCCCCTGCCGAAGTCGCTCAAGCTGCGGGGTAGCGCCGTCACCAGCACGCTGAAGAGCCTGCTCAAAAAGGGCCTGCTCGGGGAACAACCGGCGACGCGCGATGCCCCTGTCTGGCGCGAGACGGCGGTTGATGGACGCCTGATGCTCGTCATCACCGACGCCGGCCGGCAGGCAGTTGGCGCGGAGCCAGGCCGGAATTTCAACAAGCAGCCTGGGCTGCCCAAGGCGCCTCCGAGCGCACGAAGCACGCGCGGAAAGAAAAAGGCGTCCCGTTCCAAGGCATCGCATAGGGCACCGGCGCCCGCAGCCCGCTCGGAGACGAAGCAGACGTTGCTGATCGACCTGCTAAGCCGCAAGCACGGTGCAACTCTCGCCGAGGCCGTGAAGGCCACCGGCTGGGAGCCCCATTCGGTGCGAGGCGCCATCAGCGGAACACTCAAGAAGAAACTAGGTCTCAACATCGCGTCCGAGAAGGTGGTGCGTCGCGGTCGTGTGTATCGGATCATCGCAGACCGCTAAGGGCAGCCCGCCATGGGCGGTCAGAATCTAAGCCGAAAAGGGCCGACGCCATCGGCCCTTACTTCTGGTGGCTTTTGTCCACCCTCGCGATCGAGGCGAGACCGGAACAGTAGAGTAGCCATCGCCGCTGCAAAACCGAAGATCGAACGACGAGACAGTCTTAGGACTATCGAAACTGTCACCGCTAGGCTCCACGCACTCCAAAGGATGGATTGTTCCACATTGCGTGCAGAATGGCGGCGACTCTACCGTGCCCTACCGCCAAGACGGGTATCGCGCGATCTGCTCATGCTCGGTGTCGCCTGGAAGATCCAGGAGCAGGCCTATGGCGGCCTCGGCGCTGCGACCAAGCGACGTGTCGCCGACCTGGCCAAGACCCTGGAGCGGGACGGCGACGTCACGCGCAGTCGCGTCGCGCGGCTCAAACCCGGGGCGAAGCTCATTCGCGAGTGGCGTGGGGAGACCCACACCGTGATCGTCCTCGAAGACGGTTTCGAATGGAAGGGCACCGTGTGGCGTTCGCTGTCCGTGATCGCGTGTGAGATCACCGGAGGTCACTGGTCCGGCCCGCGCTTCTTCGGATTGAAGGAAAGGGCGGGGACCAACACTAAAGATGTCGTCGCGGAGACCGACGATGCGTAGGACGAAGAACAGCCGGACAGCCGATCGTAAAGCATCAATCCGTTGCGCCATCTACACCCGCAAGTCATCCGAGGAAGGGCTCGAGCAGGATTTCAACTCTCTCGACGCCCAGCGCGAATCCTGCGAGGCGTTCATCCGCAGCCAGAAGCACGAGGGCTGGGCGTATCTTTCGCAGCTATACGACGACGGTGGCATCTCTGGCGCCACCATGGAGCGACCAGCGCTGAGGCGTCTCCTGGCCGACATCGAGGCGGACCTGGTCGATACGGTCGTGGTCTATAAGGTGGACCGGTTGACACGGTCCCTGAGTGACTTTGCCAAGATCGTCGAGGTGTTCGATCGGCAAAGCGTCTCATTCGTCTCCGTAACCCAGCAGTTCAATACCACAACCTCGATGGGCCGGTTGACCCTCAAAATGCTGCTGTCCTTCGCCCAGTTCGAGCGCGAGGTCACCGGCGAGCGCATCCGCGACAAGATCGCCGCCTCCAAGAAGAAGGGCATGTGGATGGGTGGTATGCCCGCGCTTGGCTATGACATGAAGGACAGGAAGCTCGTGATCAACGAGCAAGAAGCAGCAACTGTCCGGCACATCTATCAGCGTTATGCAATCCTTGGTTCAGTCCTTGCGCTCAAAGACGAACTCGACCGCGATGGCGTCGTCAGCAAGGTGCGAATCGACAAACTCGGTCGCACCACCGGGGCCGGGCCGTTGGCCCGTGGCGCTCTCTACCTCATGCTGCAGAACCGCATCTACCATGGCGAGATCGTTCACAAGGATAACAGTTACCCCGGTGAGCACGAGCCAATCATCGATGAAGCGCTCTGGGACGAGGTGCAGCGCCAGCTAGCGGCCAACCGGTTCGACCGTGCGACCGGTGCCGGCGCTACCCAGGTGAGCCTCTTGGCGGGGTTAATCTACGATGAGGGCGGCGACCGGATGACACCGACCCATGCCAACAAAAAGGACGCCCGATACCGATACTACGTCTCGCCGGGGCTCGTGCGAGGAACCCGGCACAACACGCCACGGGGCCGCCGTGTGCCAGCCGCCGACCTCGAACGCCTCATCGAGGAGCGCCTGACGCGGTTCTTCGGAAGCGAAGCAGAGGTGTTCGGCGCGATCGAGCCGCTGGTCGGGGACGTGAACGAGTGCAGCGACGCGATCGCTAGGGCGGCCGAGCTCGCGCGGCGCTGGCCCGAGCTATGACCGACCGAACGGCGTGCGATGCTCACGATCCTTGTCGATCGAATCGAACTCAAGCGCGACACCCTGGAAATCCGCATCCGTCCCAGCCAGTTGCCCGCAATCCTTCGCGGCGTGAACGGTCCACAGAATCTACAGCACCCGTCCGGCGCCGCCGAGCCGGTCATCACGTTCACCATAGCCGCTCGGTTGAAGCGCACCGGCCGGGAGACGCGGTTTCTGATCGACGGCAAAGGCGCCCCGCGGCGGCACGTGGATCATAGCCTGCACAGGCTTCTTGCCCGCGCCTATCGCTACAACGATATGGTGATGCGAAGCAGTGGGAAAACGATGGGACAACTTGCTGCAGAGGCCGGCGTAGTTAGATCTTACTTCACGCGGATCCTGCGCCTCAGCTTCCTCGCGCCCGATATCGTGAAAATGATTCTGCGCAACCGTCACCCGATCGAATTGAGCGCCAAGCGCCTCGCGAACGAGCTCCGTCTTCCGATTGCATGGGATGAGCAACGCGCGCTGCTCGGGTTCGGCTAACCTACGGCATTGACGACGACGAGACACTGCCCCGCGCCGCCCACACGGCGCGAGTCGCGCTCCACGCGCAAAAACGAATGGCATTCCGACCGACGACGTCACGCCATCGCGCGTGTCGGGGTACCACCGAAAGGGCGCTAGGAGACTTTCGCGACATCCGCGGCATGTTCACCGCACGCAAACGGTCTCACCTGACCACGACGAAACGGACCAACGCTCCAACCGCCGGAAATGAGTCGCGAATTTCGACCCCCGA